GAATGCAAAGAAGAAGACCATTATGGTATCCATGGATATTTTGATAGTCTTTACTATTGTCAAAATTGTTTCCAATCCAATTTAGAACAACCATCAACAATTTATCGAGCATACAAAGACTCTGTACAAAAACAAATTTTTACAGACATTTTTGCTCAAACTGAAGATGGAGATGAAACTTACGATTGGTTCGATACTATTTTGAAAGATACAGCAAAGTCGCCATTGAATTATGTTAAAACAGATTCTTGGCGTGGATACTACGATTCAAGTAAAGGATTTAATCTTGAATCTTTAGCATCTAGTTGGACAACAGGTTGGGCTGACGAATATCATCAAAGAAAACTTGATTTCAATAATTTTGCTGAAAAATTGTTATCTCAAGAAATCGAAAGCCCTTATGAAATCTTTATTCTGGTTGAACCAACATCAAATGTGTTTTCGACAGCAGTTGATGTTTTAGTGAAAGAGAAGGATAAAGAAAAGATTGAAGAGTGGCTTTCTAGCGAGGGCTACGATATTTCAAGAATCCAACACGCTTTATCCTAAATCCAAGAAGTATCTGGGGTTTAGTGCTAAAATTACTTAAACCCCAGTAAAAACTGGATAGGGAAGGAGACCCCTATGAAACTATCTGGGCTAAATAGTACAGATAGAGAACAAGCATTAAAAAATGCTGTTGCAGTCCTCAAATCTAAAAAACCACGCATTACTGATGAAGAAGCAGTTTCCATTGCACACGATATGCTCGTTGCATCAGTTCCGTCAATCTGCGCTGGAGCAATCCAGAAGATTGCAGAATCCGAACAAGACTACATTAGGCGTAGTCAGTTATGGAATAAAGCAACCGTAAGTAGAACCGACAATGCGAAAGAGGATAAATAACTTTTGCGTTCAATCGCTACTGGGTTAGCGATATGGTTGGGCGTAATCGGTTTTACCCAGATTTTTTGGGAAGAGCCACAACCTGAACCTATCGTTCCCATTTACGCATATAATCCTAATTTACTCAAGCATGCCCGAAACTTTGAGCAAGCAAACCATCCAAACAGGAGTCGCTCCTATGCTCGGATGCTTATGCGTGAGTTCAATTGGGACAATAAACAATTTGAGTGCCTAAACAAATTGTGGGAAAGAGAATCAAACTGGAAGCATACGGCAGACAATCCAAAATCTTCTGCTTATGGCATTCCACAAGCCCTTCCGGGGTCTAAAATGGCTAGTGAGGGTTCTGATTGGGAAACCAATCCTAAAACTCAAATTCGGTGGGGATTGAGATATATTTCCCAGCGATATGAAAACCCCTGCAATGCTTGGAATTTTTTCCAAAGGAAAAATTACTATTAGATAAATGATTGATGGAGGTCGTAATGAACCATCGTGCAAACATTCGTGAGTTCAATAGACTTGCCACCATCATAACTAAAGACATAACAGATTTACCTGATGAACAATTAAATGAATTAAAAACTATTGCACAAAAATTTTATCTACATTTAGAATTTGAAAACTCTTACAGAATGTCCTTGCAAAAAGTCGAAGAACCAGTATTGTTGGCGACATGAGTTCTGAAGAAGAAAACAAAGTACCTAGTGCTAAACCAATTGAAGATGCGATAGCAGAACTAGGTCGTGCAGCGTTTCAACAACCAGCGATTTGTACAGGTTGGGTACTTGTATCCGAATGGTTCGGTGGCGAGAACGAATATTGGATTATGGCTATTCATGACGAAAATTCACCACCTTGGAGACATTCAGGGATGCTTGACTATGCAATCAATCGTGTAGCAGATGAAATTGACACATATTTAGGAGAAGGGGTTGATGACGATGACGAAGAAGAAGATGACTAAACAAGAGCGTGATGAAATATTGAAACAATTGCATGAAGATAATGATGCAAAGATTGAAAAACTGATAGAAGAACGATTTCCTTACATGAAAATAAGAATGGAAAGACCAAGGGAAACGCCAAAACCATGAACCAAGAAAAATATACCCCAGTTAAACTACACTTAGCCAAATGGCGAGACCAAAAAAACCTAAACCAAAATATAGTAATCCTGTTTTCTTATCGCTCGCCCCTTGTCGGAATGCAAATCCGAAACTCTTTGATGCTATCACTATACAAACAGCGCAAGAAGCATTAGATTATTGTCGAGGTTGCAATCTTTGGGATGATTGCTCTCACTATGTAAGACCTTCAATATCTTATTATGATGGTGTTGCAGCAGGTGCAGTTTGGGAAAATGGTAAACGAATTGCACAACTAATTAGGAAAAAACCTAAAAAGGAGTAACATGTCGGTCTACGAAGTTCCAAACTTCCAAGACCCTCCTTGTTCTTTCACAGACCCCGAAATATTTTTTGCTAGTGAATTGCCGGGTGTTTCTGTTGTTGAAAATTATCGTCAAGCAAGAAAAATTTGTATGGGATGCAAATATCGTGAACCTTGTGCAGAGTATGGTTTGCATAATCGTGTCAAAGGTGTTTGGGGTGGACTTTCTGACCAAGAACGCGAATTGATTAGGAAACTCCGTAACATCATACCTAAACCTCTTGACCTAGGTACTATACTGATTTCCAAAGCAACACCTAAATCACAAAAAAAGATGAAAAAACAGAGGGAGAAAACAAAATGAGTACAGCAATCACTATTGTTGGAAATCTTGCTAAAGACCCAGAAATGGTTGTGAAAGAAAACTTTCGTTTAGCAAAACTTACCGTGATGACATCTAAATCTAAAAAAAATTCTGATGGCACATGGTCAAATGAAGGCACAACAGCATGGTCTTGCACAGCGTTCGATAAGTTGGCGAGCAATATTCAATCTAGTTTGAAGAAGGGCGACCCAGTTATCGTTATTGGTGAAGTTGCCTACAATTCTTGGACAGATAAAGATGGTAAACCTGCTGGTCGTATGGAAGTAACGATTAAAGAAATTGGTATGTCTTTGAAACGATTCGCAGTTGATGCTCATAGGGCTGAAGTTGTTAATCAAAAGTCTGACCCTTGGGAAACACCAAAGGAAGACACTTGGGTATCTGGAGTTCCTTTCTAAACCCTAGTTTGGTATAGTTAGGTTTGACAAGGGTGATGACCCAACGGTAACCCCTTTCACCGAGTGGAAGACTCTAAGCCCTTGTCACCTAAGAGTCGGGAGAACTAATGGGAACAATTAAATGTTTATATTGTCCAATGATTCTGGATACAGAAATCAGAGCAGACAACAAAACTTATATCGTGCAAAACGATTTTGAACACTTACAAGAACATTTATATCCAGACCATAAAGAAATAAGAGAAAACGAAGAAGCAATCGAAAGAATAGAAAACTTTATCTAAAATTCATTACTGGGGTTGATATACACTTAATCCCAGTATAATTTTTAAGATGGAGAACCAAAATTCTAGTGTAAATTTTGTAACTCTCGATGATGCAGCAGTAATGATGCACGAACTTTTTCTATCATTACAGAAGGCTGGATTCTCGGAGACACAAGCGTTACGCTTAGTTTTGGGTTTATCAAGAGACTAGAGGTTTAAGTGGCAAAACCAGATTTATCAGAGTTTGGTTCAACAGGGTTAAAACACTCTGGTGGCACAGTATTTGAAGAATTTTTAACTAACCTTCGTGGCAGACAAGGCGCACGAATTTATCGTGAAATGTCTGATAATGACCCAACAATCGGTTCAATACTTTACGCAATAGAAAAAGTTATTCTTCGCCTCGAATGGAGAGTAGACCCATTCAAAGACAATTCTCAAGATGGTCAAACTAATCCTGCTGACCAAGAAGTCGCAGAGTTCGTTTACTCATGTTTGAACGACATGTCAGATTCTTGGGATGCAACACTCACACAAATTTTATCAATGCTTATTTACGGATATTCATATCACGAAATTGTTTACAAAATCCGTGGTGGAGATTCCAAAGACCCTAAACGCAGGTCAAGATACAACGACAACAAAATAGGTTGGCGCAAGTTCGGTATTCGTGGACAAGAAACACTTTGGCAATGGATGTTTGATGCAGAAGGTGGCATCCAAGGCATGATTCAATCAGACCCTTCAGCATCAATCAACATAAGACCAATACCTATTGAAAAAAGTTTACTATTCAGAGTTAAGATTGACAAAAATAATCCAGAAGGTCGCTCACTTTTAAGAAACGCATATCGCCCTTGGTACTACAAGCATCGCATTGAAGAAATCGAAGCAGTTGGTATTGAAAGAGATTTAGCAGGATTACCAATCGCATATATTCCACCAGAATATTTATCATCAACAGCATCAGCAGACCAAGTAACATTCCGTAACGCTATCGAAACGATTGTGCAGAATGTTAAGCGTAACGAACAAGAAGGAATCGTTATGCCTTTAATGTATGACGAATCTGGTCACAAAATGTTTGAGTTGAATCTTTTATCAACAGGTGGTCAAAGACAATTTGATACAGATAAAATTATTCAAAGATACGACCAAAGAATCGCAATGTCAGTTCTTTCAGATTTCATTCTTCTAGGTCATGACCGTGTTGGTTCTTATTCTCTTGGCACAGCGAAAATGGATTTATGGTCAATGGCAGTTGATGCTATCGCTAACTCTATTGCAGAAGTTGTAAACCAGTATGCTATTCCAAGATTATTGAAACTTAATGGTATGGATACAGACAGAATGCCAGTATTAACTTATGGTGAAGTTGCACATATTGATTTAACAGAAATCGCAGATTATGTTTCCAAGTTAGCAAACTCTGGTCTAATCATGACTGACCCTAACCTTGAGAACTATTTGCGTGAACTTGGTGGTCTTCCACCTGCTGACATGAATAATGCACAAGCAATGGGTGTTGTGCCAACGAATAACAAATATTTGACACAAGATGAACAAGCCTTGATAGATGAAATGGCTAACGAAGGGAATACGGCTTCGCCTACGGAAGATGTTGAATAATGATTCATACATCCAAAATAGTTAAAGCCGAGAAACTTACACCTGAAGAGATAGCGTTAGCATCCGTTATTCAGAGAGCAGTTAATTCTGCTTGGCAAAGAGTTGATGAGAAACAACTTGCTCGCGCTTTGCGTGACTTGAACGCTACACAAATAAATCAGATTGTTGATTCTTTATCTATTCGTGTTTCTGATAGGGCGATGATAAATCAGATTCGTAACGCTGTTGCCTCAACAGTTGGCGAGGCATCAAAAAATATTCGTGCTGTTTTGCGTGGACAAAATCGTAATCTTCCAAGACAAGTTAATCCACTTAATGCTGGCGAGTTCATTAACCTTGACCCAACAAATCTTCCCTCGTATCTTCGACCAACATTAACAAATTTTAATTTCAATTACACAGACCCGAGAGCATTATTGTGGGCAACAACTAGAGCAGGACAAATAGTTACAGCAGTTGATAATTCGACAAGGGACTCTATTCGACAAATCATTGCTCGTTCTTTCCAAGACCAGATAACAGTTCGTGAGACAGCGAAAGTTTTGCGTAATGTTGTTGGTTTGCATCCTCGCTGGGCTAACGCAGTTTACGATTATCGTGACAGATTGATAACACAATATGAAGATGAAGGTTTAACAACATCTAGGGCAACAACTAGGGCTGATGAAATGTCTGCCAAATATCGAACAAGTCTTGTTCGTGCTAGAGCATCAATGATTGCTCGTACAGAAATCCAGTTGGCACAAAATCAAGGAAGATATTTAGGTTGGACACAAGCATACGAAACAGGTTTACTTGATGGCACTTCAACAAAGATGTGGCTTACTGCTGCATACGATGTTTGTGAGGATTGTCAAGAGTTGAATGGTCAAATTGTTAATTGGAATGCGCCTTTCACTAATGGAACACTTATGCCTCCAGCGCATCCTAATTGTCGTTGTACTTCTGTTTTGATTCCTCCTGACAGGGGAACAGTTTCACCTCAAGAACTTGAAGATGAGTTTGTGGAGACTAATTGATGAGTGTGAAGATTCGTTTCCAACCCGGTCTTAAACCAATAATTCAAAAACATGAAACACACGACCAAAGTACGCATGGTTCTTGGGCTGGAACAAAAAACGAATTATCAGATGACGATTACAAAGATATTGTTTACAATGCAAAAACTGTTGAGCAAGCATACACCACTATTGCTACACGCTTAGGTAAAAACATGAAAGCGAAAGAGGCTGAATTATCAGAAGATGAAATAAATGTTTATCGTGGGGTTACAAATGTAGAACGAGATACAAAAAGATTATTGGATGGGAAAATCAGATTTCAAGAATTTCAAACATGGGGACAAGGTATTTATGTTGACCCAACAAAAGAACGAGCCTCTGATTATGGAACAGTTCTTAGTCTTAAATTAGATAAAAATGCCAAAATTCTTAAAGGCGAGGCAAAATGGAATGAAGCCGTAAATGTTAGATGGCAAAATGAGAATGCCAGAGTTCCAAATTCATGGACTTCTGATTTTGTTGACATGAATCGTATAAAAATGAATATAAACGACATGGGCTATCCAAATTATTCTGTTTCGGACCTTAAAAATTTATATTGGGCTTCAAAGGGTTATGACGGATTTTCGCCTCATGGTGGAGAAATGGTTTTATTTAATGGTGGTGTTCTTACCTTAAATAAAAACAAAATTCAAAAGCATCAACAGCATGACCAGAGTACCCATGGAAACTGGGCTGGTGGTGGTTCTTCAACACTTGATGAAATGCCATACAAGTGGAAACCAAAATTAGATAAGGTTGAGCCATTCAAGTGGTTTCAAACCAGTTCAGTAGATGAAGAGACTGAAAAAAAAGAACGACAGAAAGCAGTTGAAATTTTTCAAAAAGTTGCTGAAGAACCTGTTTCAATTCGTACTTATCCTCAAGATTTTGAAGATATTGTTCGAGATGGAGGATTTAGAACATTTCAAGAACTTATTTCAGAAGAAGTTGATGGGCGTATTACAGACGCAGGAGGTTTTTACTGGCGTGGAAAAAAATATCTGGAAGGAAGAAATGAATTAGAACATGGTAAGTGGGGAGTACCCGAAGACCAAGGTGTAATTTATGGTTATATGGATACTAATTATCAAGAACATGTTCCAGATGTTGAAGGTTATGGTGGTATAAAAATTACTTTGAAAGATTTTGTTAAGGGTCGTACAACTTTTACTGCTGGTGATAGTTTGAATAATAAAAGAGTTCCAGTTTTAGTAAAGGATGCTCTTCGAGGTGATTTGGGTGAAGATGTTTTGATGTCAGCAGGTGGAAAATATTTCAAAGAACCTAAAGATGAAAAAGGTGCTTTTAGAAGAGGAAATCTTTGGTATTTGACAAATGCTAAAAATACTTCATATTTTGAAGCACAAGTTCATGGTGGAGTTAAATTAAAAGATATAAAATCTGTTACTAAAAGTAAAGAGTATCGCCTTGCCCCTGAATTATTACAAATTTTGAAAGATAATGATATTGAGGTGATTGGATGAATAATATAATTATTAAAAATCCTGTAACAGGTATTCAAGAACAATTAACTCAAGAGCAGTTCAATTCTTATATGGCTCAAACTAATGGGCGTATTTTAAGATATTTAGTTAAGGATTCTAATGTTGAAAAGCATGGCACTCACAACCAAAGCACACATGGTAACTGGGCTTCAGGTGGTGAGGGTAAAAAAGTTACAGGTTTAATTAACAAACTTTATGAAAAGAAAACACCGGGTTTTTCAATCAACATTAAAAGCAGAACCACACCTAAAACAGGCTACATGTGTTCCGAGAAAGGTTTCGAGAAACAAATCCCAGTTGAAGATTTCTATAAAAGTAGGGATGTTGCTCGTAAGTATCTTGTTGATTACATGAAACAAAATTCTGCACCTTTAAGTAAAAGAGGGGCATATTTTGGGGCTTGGGTTGAGGGTGGCAAGGTTTATCTTGATGTATCAAGAAGATATGATACAAAAAAAGCAGGTGTAGAGGCTGGTGTCTCTAACGAGCAAGAAGCAATCTATGATGTTAAAAACGATTCATTTATTTATGTAGGAGGTAAAAATGGAGAAGCAAACAAAGCCGTTGCTGATGGAAGTTCCAAAACCAGTCAATCAAATGACGGAGCAAGAATTGGAAGCGTTCGCAGACGAGATTCTGGATTCGATGGAGGAATAGAAGACGATGACTTTAATCCGTTAGAGTCTGAAACTTTAACGGTTCACACATCAAATGGTAGAACACTTGGTTTAAGACCGGGTGAGTTCGTTACAAAAAAACATCAACAACATGACCAAAGCACTCATGGTAATTGGGCAAGTTTTGGTTCTGATTCAAGTTCTTTAGCAAGAAATGGTGCTAAACAATACGCTAAACAAATAGGTTTAGACCCAGACACATCAATTGACTACAAATCTGTTGTCGCTAATCAAGCAAGAGCATCAAAGATAGCAGACGAGTACGACAAGTTACCAGATTTTGATAGAGAAGCAGTTGATGAATTTCAAACACTTGCAAGAGAAGTTAATTCACAATTTGATTTCATGACAAAGAAACTTGGTGTCAGAGTTCAATTTGTTAAAAATGACCCATACAAAAGTTCTAAAGAAATGTTCAAAGATGTTGATAAAGGTGTATTGAAAGTTTTATCAACAGAATCTACTGGTGGTCATCCAGTTTTCAGTAACGAACAAAATGACAAATTTAGAGCAGTTCACGATTTCTTTGGTCACGCAGCAACAGGTCGTGGTTTCGGTCAAGATGGTGAAGAGGCAGCATGGGTGCATCATTCTCAAATGTTTACACCTAAAGCAAGACTTGCTTTGACTACTGAAACCAGAGGACAAAATTCTTGGTATAACACTAGGAAAAATGGTTTCGCTAAACAAAAAGTTGCCTTATTACCTGTTGAGTTCGTTTCTGTTCCAAAGGTTTTTGTTAAGCATCTACCCGGTCAACATGACCAATCTGAACATGCTGGTTCTCGTAGAAGAATTGGAAGTGATACCCAAGGAACAAAACCTAAACAACCTCAAGGTGAACAAGAAGTTACTGACCCGAATGCACCTAAACCTAAACTAAAACCGGGTAGGAAACCTGATGCTTCTGGAACTCTTGAACAAAGAGCAGAGAAACTTGCTAAAGGTGAAAGAGTACAGGTTACTAAAAATGAAGCAAAACAAATCATGGATATTTTATCTAAAAGAAACGATGACCCTGATTTAACTAATTTACATGTGCAAGACACACAACTTTACGATGAAGATAATCTTGGTATTCCTAGAAATAAAATGCCACAAGTACCATCTGACACTAAAGGTATTTTCATTACCGAGATGGAGAAGCGTGGGGCTAGAGTTCAAAAAGGTGTCGCTAACCCTGCTAAGTTGCATCCAATTCAAGCAGAAATGTCTGCATCAAAAGTTGGTTTGATTATGAAAAAATTGCGTGAAAAAGGTGTAGCAACTGATGATGGTGGAAGAATAGTTATTTCTAAAGACAATTATGTGATTGACGGTCATCATCGTTGGGCTGCTGCTTCAATGCTAAGTTTTGAAAATCCTGATATTAAACTCCCAGTTATTAGAGTTGATTTGAACCATCGTGATTTAATTGATGCCACTCTTGCTTGGAATCAGGCTACTGGTATTAAACCTATTGGTATGGGTGAATCTAATAAGCCCGGTCAGATTCGTAAAGCGTGGGCAGAGTTCGATTCTATTGTTGCTAAGGCAGTTAAAGGTAAAACTGTTGTGAGATTCCAACCGGGACTGAAACCTATTATTAAACATCAATCAGGTAATCATGACCAAGAAGCACATGGGAATTGGGCATCATATCCAGAAGCATTGATTGATAAAAAATTTAATGAATATCAAGAAGCATCTAGAGAATATCGAAAAAAACTTATTGCAATGGGTGTTCCTGAAAGATATGCGTTAGGGGATATTGGTAGTTTATTTTGGGATACTGGCATTCGTAGTGGTGAAATCAATCTGACAAAACAACAACTTGATTATTTGAAAGCCGAAGAAGCCTATGTTAGAAAACTTGATGTAACTCGGGGAAAAGTTGGGCAACAATGGTATCGAGACCATTTTGAGAAC